TTACTGAACACTTCCCTCATATTCCACATCAGACAACAGCACTTCCAGCTCCAGCGCGGTAACGTAGCCTGAATTACTCAAACTGTGCGTCACTTTTGAGATTGTCCATTCCTGTTCGTCGATCACCTGTTTGAATCCGCTGACCTGAACGGGCGTTTCCGGGAACAGGTCGGCGCGCCCCATTGCCAGCGTGATAGAGAACTCCGCGACACCACGCTGGAGTTTGTTCCACTTTGCCTGTGCGGCACGCATGGCCTGTGCTTTGGTCGCAAAAACCGTGGTCAGCGCCAGTACGTTCTCATCTGTGCCAACCAGATAATCCCCCTCGCGTGCTTCCGGCGCTTTGGTTGCTTTCTTCGCTTTCGGGTGGGTTTTCTGTGGGCCCTGATGCAGCAAGACTTTGCGCTGCACTTTGACCTTTTTAGGCTTCTTTGGCTGCGGCTCTTTAGTATGCAGCCAGCTTGCCGTTACGCCTGTGTACGCGCCCCGATCAGCCAGGCTAAAACTGTGCTGATCGCCGTCGCTGCGTTCAATCATCTGCTGCGGGATGGGCTTGCCGCTGGCCGTCTTCCCCGTTCCGGGGCGGATAAACAGTAAACGTCCGGCTTTGATTGCCACAATCGCCCCGTTGCGCTCGGCCAGCCGGGTAATAAATACCGCGTCGGTTTCCTGCGTCTGGTCGATGTGCGGAATTTTTATCCCGGCAAAACCATCAGCCAGCATCGGCGCAAGGTTGTTACGTTTTGCCACCTGTTCAACAATTGCCCCCAGCGTGGTGTCGTGATAGGACAGCTCACGCCGGGAGTTCAGCGACCCACGAAAATCGGCACTCCGCGCCCGGATGGTCAGCGTATCCGGCGTGCCACGGTGTTCTATTTCATCCACCGTAAAATCGCCTTTGCCGATCAGCGCTTCACCTTCCCAGCCCAAAAACACCGACAGCACCGCGCCCCGGCGGGGTAACTGTAACAGCCCGTCGCTGTCGTCCAGCTCGATGTCGAGCTGGTCGGCCTCAAAGCCCCGGTTATCTGTCAGGCTCAGTGATAGCAGGCGCGGGGTGATAACGGTCGTGATGTCCTGCTCATTCAGGCGCAGCAGGTACGCCGGGGCAGTTTTACTGCCCGCACGAACATTCAGCGGGTTAATCATGCGAATAAACCCCCGACAGCGGATTGCGCCCGGTTAGCCATTTCCCCGGCGCTGCCGATCAAGCCCTCCGCCTGCTGGCGTAAATCGCCCAGCATGGCAGACAATGACGAGTCCACGCGGGTTAATGTGATGGTGAACTCAATCCGCCGGGCCCGGCCATCGGTGAAAAAGTCGGTTTTCGTCTGGCTGATACTGTTCACCACAAACACGCCGTAAATGGTGCCGCTGCCCTCAATCAGCGGCCATGCGCGCCCCTGATCGGCCATCGTCTCCAGCATCAACAATGACAGCGTGCCGCCTGTGATTTCCGGCAATAACTCCCCCGATAGCGTGATTTTCTCTTCCTCAATGCCTAAAAACTGCAACGCCGGACGCTGACCAACGCGACTGTTTGACGGCCAGCGGTAATCAACGTTGCGCTGCATGTTCTGGTAGGGCAGGGTCTGGAGCTGGAACACAAACAGCCCTAATGTGAGCATCATATTATTCGCCTCCCTGATAACTGTACTGACTGAATGCGCGTGACCGTGCCGCCCGTTCCCGCTGCTCAAGCTGGCGTGTGACTTCCTGCGCGATGTCCTGCGCACTCTGGCCGGGCTGGGCAACAATACTGATGGGCGCGTGAATGCTGACCGGGGATGATGCCGCGCTGGCCTGCACCGTTGGCGCTATCGGGCGATAGGCTGACATGTTCATGGCAGCGGACGCCATAGCGGCGGTGTTCTGGCGGCTGGTGACATTGACCGGACCCTCAACGATTTCCGGGCCATGTTCACCAACAACAGCAAATTTCCCCAGCGGGATGCGTCCGCCGTTGTCATACGCACCACTGTATCGGGCTGCAATTGCCTTTGCGTCGTTGCCTTGCGGAACCGGGGCCGTGCTGACCCCCGCCTTAAGCGCGGCAGCGTCCTTCGGCGGTATAATATTTTCAGCCGTCGGCAGCTTTTTCGATTTATCGTCAACCACCCCCAGCTTTTCCAGCAGCCACGACACGCCTTTTTTCAGCGACTCCAGCGGGTTCATGATGATATTCAGCCCGCTAGCCAGCGCCTCACCAAAGCGTTTCCCCATACTGGCCGCACTGTCCAGCTCGGCGGCAGTGGATTTGACGGGCGTCAGCAGGTCACCAAACCAGCCAAACAGCGCCTTTATTTTGTCGCCTATCCACGTAAAGACAGGCTGAAGCGGCTCAAACGCCGCAATAATCGGCGCACTGGCTGCAACAAACCCCTCCACCACGCCGCCGATAAAGGCTTTGATGGGCTCCCAGTATTTCCAGATAAGCAGCGCGCCGCCAACAATCGCCGCGACGGCCAGCCCGACGGGAGACAGCAGGACGCCTAACGCACTGCCAACCAGCGTAATGCCTGTGCGCAGCAGTGCCAGCGGTGAGGTAAACAGCCACATCAGCACCCGGCCAAACCCTGACATCGCGCCCCGGATAATGGTCAGCGGGTTACTGACCGCCCCGAATACCGAGGTCAGCGCCGAGGCTCCGGCACGTAGCAGCATCAGCGGCGACTTTGCCAGCCAGCCGATCATGCCGCCGAGGCGGTTTAATCCCATAGATAACTTGGGTAATCCCTTTCCACCGACCTTACCGAATCCGGCACTCAGTAAACCCGCTCCGCCGACTAATGTATTAATCCCGCTCATAACAGGCCACGCAACCAGCCCGATCCCGCCCAGCGCCGTAATTAACGCCGTGGCGGCTCCGCCTACCATGACTATCTGCCGCGTCAGCTCCGGGTTAGCCTTGACCCATTCATTGACGTGGGTTAACCATTCCGTCGCGGCCTGCGTCAGTTTGCGCAGCGCGCCGTCATCGTCATTGAACAGGTTAAAGCGCAGGCTGGACATCGCGCCCTGTAGCCGCCCGATATCCCCTTCGAGGTTATCGCGCAGGGTATCACCCATGCGGTCAGCCGCCCCGGACACATCACCCAGCTTGTTTTCGGCTCCGGCCAGCGCGGCCAGAAATTTCGGTATCTGGTCAATCGACAGGTCTTCAATCGGCGTACCAAACAGGGCAATGGCCGCGTTTGCCCGTTCTGCCGGGTCTTTGATTTTCAGCAGCCCGTTGGCGGTTTTCTGCATTGCCGCCCGCGCCTTATCGCCGCCGCTGGCAATGGCGGTAGACATTTTGGCGGCATTGAGTCCGGCAGCGTCATAGGCTTCAATGCTGGCTTTGGACATGTCCGACCCACGGATTGAGAATTCCTTCACCGCGTCGCCTGTCTTGTCCAGCGCAAACTTGCCTTGCTGCGCCATGTCCACTAATAGTGTCATGGCTTCCGATCCGCTGAATCCCATGTTGCGGAAGTGGGTCGAATATTCGTGCAGGATTTCCGGCAGTTCGCCGCGCATCTGTGCAGATACGCGCTGCATCCCGGACACCATCAAGTCAAACGCCTCGTCGCTGTTCTTCGCCAGGCCGTTTTTCATCATGATAGCGGCTATCTGGATACTCTCGGTTGCATCGCCGCCGAGCGCCGTTTGTATGTCCAGCGCCTTACGCGATATGCGCGCCAGCTCGGTTTCGCCTACATCCCCCATCGCCCCCAATGTGCTGCGTACAGCGGCCACCGCGTCCGCTATCTGAGTGAGATCGTTACTCACACCCGAAGCGTTAATATCTTTGATAACGCGGGTGTACTGTTCGCCGTCGGCAGCATTTCCGCCTGTCTGTGCGGCGATGCGCGCCCCGTGTCCGTCGGCCTGCACTGACGGTGCAATCAGGCGGCTTTCGGCATACAGCGCAGCGGAACCGAGGCCAAACGCGGCCGCACTGGTATTACGCACCCCGGCGGTAATTTCCTTGCCTTTCTCATAGCGCTGTCTGACGGCGTTCAGTTTTTCCTGTTGCTGACTGACGCGGGAAAGCGCGGCGCGTTGCTGGTCAAGCTGCGTCGTTGTCTGAGTAATATTCGTGCGTAATTTACGCTCCGCGCCTGACAGGTTGCGCGTGCTGATGCCTGCCTGCTCTAACTCGGTACGCTGGCGCTGTACCGACTGGCGCAGTTGGCCATACTCCGTTTTTAGCGTAGCGGCCTGACGTTTCGCCCGCTCCAGCGCCTGCGCCTGCCGTTTGGTGGGATTTTCGCTATTGCGCAGTGCTGCCGACAGTTCGGCGGCTTTCGCCTGCGCCTGCTGGAGTGCTGCGCCTGTTTCGCTGAGCTGGCTTCTTGCCTTGCGGAAACCGTCGATACGCCCGGCCTGCGTGTTCAGGTCTTTGAGCTGGGTCTGTGAATCGCGGATATCGCCCGACAGCTTTTTACTTTCGGTTTGCACCGCCTTAAACGGGCGGGTCGCCCTGTCCACGGCTTTCAGCAAAACGCTTAACTGTAGAGTGTTACTCATTGTTATGGTGTCCGCTGCGTTTCAGCGCCTTGTCGCGCCACAGGATCAACTCGGTGAGGGTCATCGGGTACAGCTCAGATGGCGGCCAGTGAAAAATCACCGCGATATCCGCCATCAGCTCATCAACACTCAGGCTTCGGGGGAGGTCGCCTGTTGCGATTTCGGCGTCAAAAAACCGATCACCTTGCCAGCGATGGCAATCATATCCGGCAATTCCATGCGGGTGATTTCGGCCTCGGTCAGTGCTGGCAGCGTCATGCGTGGCAGCACTTTAATCATCGCGTCTACGTCTGAATTCGCCAGCGCCGCCAGACTGACGCCGCGCAGCGTTCCGGTAGTCGGTTTAATCAGGGTGATAGTGTCGATGACGGTTTCACCGCGTTTAATCGGGGTTTCCAGCGTTACAACGTTGTCGTCTTTGTTCATGATGTTGCCTCTGTGTTCAGATAAAAAATAGAAAGAAGACGGCCAGCGCCGGGCTGGCCGGACAGGGTTACGCCAGACCAATCGCCCGGCGGTGTTGCTCCAGACGGTCAACGCCCACCACACGCTCAATCATGTTGAGGGTGTCAATCTCGATCATCTCTTTGCCGTCGATGGTTAGCTTGTAGTACGTGCATTGGGTCGAAATCTTGGTTTCGGTATCTTCACCTTCTTTGCTTTCGCCGCCGTCGATCTCCTTATGACGGCCGCGCATCACCACTTCAACGGCAGAAATTTCCCCGGTGTCGTCGCGTTGATACGACCCATTAAAACGCAGCAGTACCGCATCAATGCCCGGTGCGGCGTACTGGCTCCACAGGGTTTCGTCTGCAAAGCCACCCATTGTCCATTCCATCGACAGCGCGTCATCATCCAGCCCAAAATCGATGGGGGCGCTGCCGTTCATGCCGCCGCCGCGATAGTTCTCCAGCTTGCGCGTGAGTTTCGGCAGTGTGACGGCAGTCGCTACGCCCATGTAGCTCATGCCGTCATTGAACAGGTTCATCATTTTCAGTTTGCGAGGCAGTGCCATAGTGCGTTAGCTCCTTAGCTGTTGACCGACGCGGCCAGATTCACCAGATATTTATCGGTGATGCGCTGGCGCAGGGTGAGATTTTCCAGAGGCGGAACGGGGGTATAGTCGTAATCGATATACAGTTTCCCGGCCTTGAGGGTGTCTTTATCGTTGGCGGTTTCATCGAACCAGCAATCGGCGTCAATGATGTAGCCGCCTGTTTTCAGCTCACGGAATTTGGCCTTGATACCTTCGATAATGTCTTTGATAAGCGTGGCGGTAACGGGCTTATCGACTGCCCACATGTGCGCTTCCGCCATCGTGTCGGCCAGCACCTGCGCGGTGCGGGTGTAGTTCTCAAACAGGAACAGCGGATCATCAGAACAGGTGCGGTTACCCCAAAATCGAAAGCCGTCCTTACGAACCAGCGTGGTGACGCCTGCCTGATTCAGCAAATCCGCATCGGTGCCGGGTGCCTGCAAATCCCAAAACACTGACGCGCTGATGCCCGTCACACCGTTCACACCAACGTTAGACAGGGTTTTATGCCATCCGGTTTCTTGGTCAATCTTGGCGCGCAGTCCCAGCGCGCGGGCGGTGGCATACGCGGTGGCACTGGCGTTGGCCGTGGTGTCCCACGCGATAAAGTCCGGCCAGATCACCATCAATTCACGCTGGCTAAAATTCTCGCGGTAGTTGATGGCGTCCGACAGGGTTTTGCAGCCCCACGCGCTGACGTAACCGAATGCGCGCAGCGACTGACAGATGGACGCTAGCGCGGTGGCAACGGGTAACGAGTCCAGCCCCGGCGCACCGAGTATGCGGGGTTTAACCCCCGTGACGGTCATGGCATCTAACAGGGCTTTCATCCCCGTATATTTGCCGTTTTCGTCGCTGCCGCCGATCACATTACTGATGGTTTCGGCTTCATCTTTGCCCTCGGCCACACGTACCACAACGGTAACGGGCTTTGACTGGTCGGCGATGGCGGACAGGGCGGCGGCCAGCGTGCCTTTTTTCCCGGCTTTGCCAGCGGCGGACAGTACGTTGGTAATCAGTACCGGGGTATTCAGGGGAAAGGTTGCCGCGTCGGCATCAGAAGCGGTACACACCATGCCGATAATCGCGGTGGAAACGGTGGAAATAACGCGCGTGCCGTCGTTGACTTCGACGACCTGCACGCCGTGGTGAAAATCACTCATACATTCAGGCTCCAGCTAATAGCACTATTGCTGCATAGGAGCGGTTATTGTCTGGCGCGGTGCGAGTGTGGGCGAGTCATGCTGGTACGGTAGGCGCTGGCACAACACAGAGGCGGAAAACAGGCATGAAAAAAGCCCACCGTTGGCGGACGGTGGGCTTCGCTTTCCCCGGTGGATCATTATTATTTTAAAACCATAGACATAATGACATCTGGGCTGGCTATTTTATAAACGTTTATACAGATCGATTATGCGTTATTGATCGGCTGTGTCGATCAATGTACCTCTTCAGACACCGCCAAAAATAGCAACGGAATTGACCGGGAAATCTAATAGCCGAAAATCGCCCCCTTTTCCGATCCCTGTCGCTGAAACACTGATAACCCGTAATGCATCAACCGTTGGCAGTTGGGATGCACCAGAACACATGTTCATGGAGTCGCCCCTCCCGCCCACGTTATAGGTGAAGGCATAATTTTCATTCTTCATCGGGGTTTTAAACCGGATCGTAAAATCACCGGTGCTGTTTTTTATCACTGACTGGACATTGTATGCGTCATTGATTTCACCATTTTCATTAAAGCGCACCCACGCCCGGCACATCTGTTTATCGTCCCTTAGTGGCACGCCCAGCGCGGTGATATCAGCGGCACGCAGGGTTTTAGAATTATATTCGCGACGCCAGCCGGGCGCGGAATCTGCACCATTATCGATATAAATAAACGTCCCCGGAATTGCCTCCGTGTCGCTTGATGTTGTCGGGGTCGTGATGCGGATTGTTCTGCAATGAAAGCGATCGCTGAATACTTCCACGACCGCGCCCGCCAGCTCAATATGACCGCAGCCTGTATCGGTAATTTTCCGGTTTACCGCGTAGCTCCATGACCCCGCACACACAAAATACAGATGCTGAAACGCTCCGATTTCATCCAAAAAATCAATAAATTGTGCTGTTGTCCATGCACCGCTGCTGCCGCCGAAATTAACCCACCCACTTCCCAAATAGGGCAGGCTGGCATTTCTGGCGAATTGTTTTTTATTCAGGATATCTGCGCCGTTCTGGTCTTTTGCCAGCTTCCCGGATAGCGCGTTTACTATCGTCGTTGAAAAATCGGGGTCATTACCCAGCGCCGCCGCCAGCTCCTGCAACGTGTCCAGCGCGCCCGGCGACCCGTTCACCAATGCCGAAATAGCCGCTTTCACAAAGGCCGTGGTCGCCAGTTGCGTGTCATTCGATGCCTGCGTTGCCGTGGGGGCGGTGGGTTTGCCTGTCAGTGCCGGGCTGGCTTTTGGCGCGTATTGCGTGTGCGGGTCGACGGCTGATGCGTGTGCATGCTGCTTATTCGTAACATCAACTATGGCATTGAGTACCGTCGTTGAGAAATCCGGATCGTTACCCAGCGCTGCTGCCAGCGCCTGCAAGGTGTCGAGTGCGCCCGGTGCCCCGTTCACTAATGCCGAAATAGCCGCTTTCACAAAGGCCGTGGTCGCCAGTTGCGTGTCATTCGATGCCTGCGTTGCCGTGGGCGCGGTGGGTTTACCTGTCAGTGCCGGGTTGGCTTTCGGCGCGTATTGCGGGTGCGGATCTGCCGCTGATGTGTGCGCATTCTGCTTATTCGTAACATCAGTAATGGCATTAAGTACCGTTGTTGAGAAAGCCGGATCGTTACCCAACGCCGCCGCCAACTCTTGCAACGTATCCAGCGCCCCCGGCGACCCGTTAACCAATGCGGCAATAGCCGCTTTCACAAAGGCCGTGGTTGCCAACTGAGTGTCATTCGATGCCTGCGCCGCCGTGGGTGCGGTGGGCTTGCCTGTCAGTGCCGGGCTGGCCTTTGGTGCATATTGCGGGTGTGGATCAGCGGCGGCAAGATGTAGCCGCATCAGATTATCCGCATAGGCTTTCACCTCGATCACGGCGTTATCAACATAGCTCCGCGTTGCCAGCACCACAGCCGGATCAATTTTCAGCGTCACCGCGTCAGTGCTGCTGACAATCAAAATCATGCGCACGGTCTGGATGCGGCCGCTGCCCTCCTGCAATTGGGGCTTGTAGGTTTCGGGGCAGTTGGCGACCGCAATCAGATTGCCGTCGTCGTCAAACAATCCGATCTCACGTATCCAGAAGCCGCCTTCATTTTCGGGAATAACCTGCTCAGCAATAATCTGGCTGGGGTTTTTCGGGTCAACGCTTAGCGTATTCAGTGCCGCCCGGCGTTTTTCGTTGATCAGCGTAGTTTGTGCCGGATTGGGAACGGGTAGTGAACCGCCACCATCACCGACGGCCATCCGGGTGATGTTCAGGCTGCTTCCCAGCGTGGTGGCGTTAGCCAACTTGGCCGCGCCGATGTTCGTTAACAGGGCAAAATAGGTTGCACTCATGCGGTTACGCTCACGTTGTCGATTAAATGAAGTGCTGCCCCGGCCACATCCAGACCGGACACAGTAATCGTTTCAGGAAAATAGGGGTAAACGGTCAGCTCGTCACCGACATAAGACAGGGCGGCGACATAGGCCGCACCTTGTGTATCGAGGTTGATATTCAGCCCCAGCAGGTGACGGGACGCGGGTTTGGCGTCGGCAATCAGCCGCTCCAGCTCGTAAAACGTTTCCTCGGTAATGCCGCTATCCTGCACGCCGATGTCCAGACGAAACGTGCCTGGCTCTCCGCCGTTCTGAAACCATTCGCTGATGCGGATCAGATAACCAAACGGCTCCACTACGCGACGCAGCGCACCGATGGTGCCTTTATGACGATGGATAAAGAACGCATCGCGGATCACCTGCCGTTTCACGCTCTCCGGCCATGCCTCATCCCAGCGGTCAACGGAGAACGCCCACGCCAGATACGGCAGCAGGTGTTCCGGGCAGGTGTCCGGGTTCCACAGCAGGCGCAGGGGAACGGGTACGCGGGTAATCTCGGCGCAGGCTTTCGCGGCGGAAACTTCCAGCGCAGACGACCCGACAGGCAGCAGGCGGGTATCACTCATCGGCACCGCCCACACCCAGCCGATAGCCGGAACAGTAGGACGCCTGCGCGTCAGTCAGCACGATATCGTCGGCGGGTGTCGTCAGCTCGACCCGTTGCACGCCCTCGACGTGCAGCGCAGCGTAAATCGCCGAGCGGCGAATATCCCGCCCTAATCGGTGCTGCGCACTGATATAGGTTTTCAGCTTCTGCTCGGCCGCCGCGCGAACAGGCTCTTTTTCCGGTCCCGAATACAGATACAGCGTGGCGTCAATCTCATACGGAACAATCACAGCAGACTGTACCGTGACCCGATCAGCCACCGGGCGCACGTCTTCGCCGTTCAGGGCGGCGGCCACGATGGCGACCAGCTCCGGGCTGGCGTTGCCGTCGCCCTCGCGTGACAGTACCGACACGGTAACGCTGGCCGGGCTGGGGCTGACAACCGACACATCCGCCACACGCCCGTCGGCGCTGCGTCCGTGGTACTGATAGGCACCGACCGACCCGGCCACGCTCAAACCCTCAAACGACTGTTGAATGCGCAGACGAAAATCACTGTCTGACTCCATCAGGGCAGGCGTGGGCGGCAGGGTTGAATCGTCAGCCGGGGTAATCACCAGACGAGAAACGCTGAAATTTGCGCCGAGCTGGTCGAGGTCATCACCCTGCGCAAACGCCACCATCACGGCGCGTGCCGCTTCATTGACGCGCTGACGCCATAACAATTCGCGGTAGGCGTTTTCCTGTAACAGCTTGACGAGTGGATCGGATTCCAGCGTCAGCGTGCGTGCAACGGCAGCACGCTGGTCTTCCGGATAGAGCGACAGCAGCATGGCTTTGCGCTCGGTGTAAATTGCCTCGTAATCCAGTTCTTCCACCACGGCAGGCGCGGGAAGCTGGCTTAAATCAATCATCGCCATCGTGTCAGCTCACAGGAACAGAAAGGGAAACGGCGTTGCTGTCAGCCAGCACGCCCGTAATATCAACGGCCAGCTTGCCGTCGAATGTGCTGGTCAGGTTGATGGCCGTCAGCGTGATGCGTGGTTCCCAGCGCAGCAGCGCCATGTAACACGCCGCCATGACCTGCAATTTCACGGCGGGATTTTGTGGCTGGTCGATCAGCGCCGACAGCAGCGAACCGTAATCCCGACGCATTACCCGCGACCCGACGGGCGTGATGAGAATATCGCGCACGCTCTGGCGAATATGCTCAAGGTCGCCGAGCGTCTGGCCGTTGTCACGGCTCATGCCGAGATAACGGGCTGTCATCGTGTCCCGTCCGTCCAGCCGCCGCCGTTCTGCACGTTGCCGTGATTGTGTTTATCCACCTGCACGCCATTTGAGGTAAACGCGCTGCCGCTGTGCTGGATAGTGCCGCGTATTTCCCCGCCTTTTTGCACTTCCAGCGTTCCGGTGATCAGCTTGTTGGTGCAGACCACTTCGGGCGTGTCCAGCGTGATGCGCGTGGAGGCACTTACGGTGACCTGCGGCGCGGTGGCGGTGATAGACTCTGACGCGGTGAGTGTGGCGGTTTTAATCCCGTTGACGGTCAGCGCTCCGGTATCGGGTTCGTACTCGATAATCGCACCGTCGGGAAAGCTGACGTGATACGCATCGGCAGAGGCTGACGGCGCGGGGTTATCATCGGAATAGATGCCGGGCAGCACAAAGGCGGTGTCCAGTTCGCCGCCGATGGACAGGATCAGCACCTGCTCACCGATGGACGGTGCCCACCAGTCGCGGGAACGCCCGGCGCGACGCGTCAGCCAGTTCAACCAGTCTGTGGCCATGTCTCCGGTTTGTACCCGGCACAGAGCGTCCGCCGTGTTGACGTGGGTCACGACGCCGACACGGATCATATTGCGCAAGAGACGCAGGATTTCGGTAAGGGTGGCTTGTGTTTTCATGGGGGAAATGTTGCCGCCGGGGGAGGATGGCGGCAACCTGATGCGGTTTGCTGGTCTTTAGTACAACAAAATAGAAATTAAGACTATTCTTAAGTATAGTTATTTTCTACTCTATTTACGGTGCGTGTCTTCAATAATATCTGGGATGAAAAAATGGAAGAGATAGAATTTTATAATGATGGGAATGTGAGTGTTACAAACTCAAGGTTTCGTGTTGGTTCCACCACTTATGCAATGAATGGGGTAACGTCAGTGAAACGTGGCGAGACTGACCCATCAAAAGTGGCCCCTATAGTTGTAGCATTAGTCGGCATTGCTATGGTGTTTCTAGCCGCGACTTTTACCTTCAAGATTGTCGGGGGGGTTGTGTTTCTGATTGCTATTGCATGGTTTAAATCAATTCAGCCGGATTATATCGTTTTCTTAAATAGTGCATCGGGAGAGTCTCAAGCACTATCAAGCCCGGATAAAAAACACATTAATGATGTTATTAATGCGTTAAATGAAGCTATTGTTCATAGAGGATAGGTTTTAATTATATCCGCTTAACTAATATGCCCCGCCATCCAGCGGGGCAGTTATCTGTAAATCAGTTCTGTTTACTCAGTTCATCACACTCTGCACGCTTATCCTTCAATAGTCGCATCAACAAATTCACGGTATTAACCGCTGACCCGTGTTTGCAATCCAGTGTTGGGAATAGTGCTTGCATGTGCGGCCAAAAATCCATTGTCAGATATTCTACCGATTTGAATAACGCATTCAGTTGTGAGGTTTGGATATGGTTGAAGATAAGCGGCGTCTCAGGAATATAAAATTCCAGTTCGCAAGGGTGAACGACCTTTTGCGGTAGTGGCTGAACGTCTTTTGCATGCGGGTTGAAGTAGCATTCTTCCAGCTTCTCGAACACATCCCACGCTTGATCGGTTTCCAGCATCTTAGCGTGACGGGCTGCACCGCGTTCCGTCCAGAGGATGAGGCTACGGGTTTTGGCGGAAATTTGTAAGTCACTATAAGTGACTCGCAAATCTACAAGCTCTCTCCCTGTGATTTTGTAGTAATGCTTGCCGCATACAAAACGGGATACGTTGCTACGATGATTTTTTGTGATGGAGTGTGCTGTGGTGCCGTAAAGCTGAGCTAGTAGCTCAGTAGTAACGACAGGGATATTGTTGTGAGTGACAACGGAAAGGCTTTCTACAGATAGTTGAGTAGTCATTATGACCTCGTTAATTTTTTCGAGTTACCACAAACGGTGTGGTGCCGGGAGGCTCGAAACGGCTCAACGAAACCGCGGACTTATTTCCCTTGCGGGTATTATATTAGTCGCCCTCCCGACATTGATCGGGGTGTGGCCGCGCGATGCGTCCACTGAATAACAGGCATAAAAAATCCAACACTATCGGGGTTGGTTGTCCGCGTTAAGAGGTTTTCGAGGCCTCGTGGAGCGAACCATAGCGGAAACTGTCAGGTAAAATCAACCGTTTTGTTTACGCACTTGTGCACGGTGCATGAGTGCATTATAATTACATGCACAACAAACGAGGGAGCGACGGATGCAAAAAATGCGCAGCATTCATAGCTTTCGGGATCAGTGGTTGGAAGATTTTTTTATGTATGGCAAGTCGCATAAAAAGATACCTGCCGATGTGGTTACATCCTTGTCCCGTAAGCTGGATATCATCAACGCGGCGGTATCTGCAAAAGACCTGAGATCGCCACCGGGGAACCGATACGAGAATCTCAACCCACCATTGGGGGAATATTCATCCATCAGAGTGAATATCCAATATCGCCTGATTTTTAAGTGGGTTGATGGTAAAGCAGAGGATATCTATCTTGACGACCATGGTTATAAAAAGCACAAATAACCCGTAGACCCGTAGACCCGTAGACCCGTAGACCCGTAGACCCGTAGACCCGTAGACCCGTAGACCCGTAGACCCGTAGACCCGTAGACCCGTAGACCCGTAGACCCGTAGACCCGTAGACCCGTAGACCCGTAGACCCGTAGACCCGTAGACCCGTAGACCCGTAGACCCGTAGACCCGTAGACCCGTAGACCCGTAGACCCGTAGACCCGTAGACCCGTAGACCCGTAGACCCGTAGACCGAAGGAAAATATATGGCACAGGCACAACGCAAGCCGACATCCGTAGGCGATGTCCTGTTATATGAATATCTTGAACCTACAGGTTTGAAGATTAATGACTTGGCGGAAATGCTGAACGTCCACCGCAATACGATTAGCGCGCTGGTCAACAACAACCGTAAGCTAACGGTTGATATGGCTTTCCGTCTGGCAAAAGCGTTTGATACGTCAGTTGATTTCTGGCTTAACCTGCAAAATAGTGTTGACGTATGGGAAGTGGAAAATGACGCGCGCACTCAGGAAGAAATTAGCCGGATCACCACGCTGGAAAATTTTCTGGCGCAGCGCGATGAAAATGTGAAAGACGTCGCATAATCCTAGCCCCGCATTCGCGGGGCTTCGTTCATTGACTCAGATGCTTTATCACCAATCCTTCAACCTTTTTTATCTCCCGATCGCTGAACCCCAGCAGCGGCCTTGCCTCATACTGCACGTCGCCGCTGTTGCGGCTAGGGCGATCACGTAAACCGTAGTGATGCACCCGCGCCATGCGCTGTACCCGCCCGATAAATTCCACGCTGGCCGCATCAGCGGTGCCTTTGGCTTTCAGATATTTAGCGGTACGCAGTTTCTGGAACATCTGGCGCTTAACCCGACCTTTCTTGCCCTTGATTGGCTGGGCTTTGCGCGGGGCATAGGCTGTGCCGTCTGGGGCTGTCTGCGCTTTGATGTGCTGTTGTTGGTTACCGCGCAGGGCTTTTGCCACCGTTCCGGCCAGCTTTCTACGGCCTGACGCTGACAGACTGGCAATCAGCCCGGCGAGCTTGTCGTCAAACGGTTTCAGCTCATTCATGCCACTGACTCACTAATTCACCGTTGATATACATGGAATCCGGGCGCGTGACAGGGAGCGGTAACGGCGGCTCTGGTGCGTGGGTCACATGCAATGCCTTATTAACTTCTTTCACGATCACCCGCTCGGTGAGTTTCAGGCTGATGCTGATATCACAGCTACCGTTATCGTTAATGTCAGCGATATAGGTAAAGCCTTTGCTGTCATGGGTGATATCCGCCTGATTTTCACGTAACCACGCCTGAATCGGCACTAATAACCAGTCGATATCGTCAGTAAAATCCGTGGTAACCAGATTCAGCGTGTACTGGTTCTCAAACGACAGCGACGCGGCCAGCGTGGACACTACCGCGCCACTGTCGATAAAAACATGCAGCATATCTGGGTTATTTTTCAGTACCGGCACCGCGTCATTTAAGGCGCTGCGCAGGCTGTTGGGTTTCAGCATCGTGTTGCTCCTGACAGTGTTTGATGGTTTCGACCTGTAGCGCACAGCTCACCAGTGCGCCTTCTAACTGACGGTTATCCGCGCTTAAATCACCGTTCGTTTCCGGGCGACTGCCCGGTATCGGGCAACTCGTTACCTTCGGACAGCCAACGTAAATAATCGTCGGGGGTGTCAAAGTCGGGGCGGCGGTGCAGCCGCTTAATATCGTCAGGCAAAGCAGTGCCGTACCAGCGGCGCAGATCGGCATTCTCATTGAGTAACCTCGTGATTTTTTTATCGCGGGACGCGGCCAGTTGCCCGGCCTGTGACAGTTTCGTGCGGAGTTCCGCCTGTGCCTGTTCGTTGCGCCGGGCGTTGTCCTGCAACGACCCGATGGCGGCAGACTGCGCCAGCAACGTGTCTTTTTGCTGACTCAGGGTAATAGCCTGCTGGCTTAACGAGTTTTCAGCGCGGGACAGTTGCCACTTAGTGATAACCAGCACAGCCAACATGCAGGCGGCAACGATGGCGAAGAACTGCGTCAGGGGCTTACTCATGCTGCCCCCTTAAGACAGACGGCGCGCTCACGCTGGCGACGGGTTTCAATACCGCGTGATACCTCGCCGTTGACATACACCCAGCGCAGCAACTGGTCACAGGCGTTGCGCCACTGGCCTTTGTTGATGAAAAACGCCAGCGTAGAGCGACACGCCGCACCGACACCGACATTAAACGCAAAGCTCACAATGGCATCATAGACGGCCTGCGGCATGTTCACGGCCATACAACGCGCCAGTGCCTTTTCTACCCGTAACACATCGGCCACAAGATTGACCGCTGCCTCACGCTCGGTGATGGTTTTCCCCGGCACCACGCCTGCGGTGTGTCCGATCCCGTTTGTCCACAAGTTCGCGCTGCACTGATAGGGACTTAAGCGGCACCCCTCAAGGTCAGCAATCAGCGCCAGCCCCTCCTGTGACGTTTTCAGCAAGGAAAAATCTGGCACTAACGCGGCCAGCGCTAACACCGTTGCGATAACGCAGCGTTTAACGAGTGATTTCATGGATAGCCTCGCGGGGATTACCGATAGTCTTCAATAGCTGGTAACTCTTGCGGCGGTAGTACCAGTTAACACCGACGGTGAACACCACCCCCAGCGCCCCGAAATAGGCCGCGAAATCCTGCGGCGTCATGGCGCCGAAAAAGGCCAGCGCGACGCTTATCCAGTACGCGATAAACGACGTGATTCTTTCCATACTCAATCCCATAAACTCACCGTTTCTGCGACAGGCGCGCGGGCAATATCCGGCAGGGTTACCGCGGTGCCGTGGGGCAAAATCGCCCCGTATTCGGCTAACCCCGGATTAGCCGCTAACACCGCCTCGACAGCACCCTGCGTGCGTCCGTAATGGCGATAACAGAGGGCGTCCAGCGTGTCGCACTGCTGTGCAATAACGTTCATCAGATATGCCCGATGATGCAGCGGGGCGCATCCTGCAACTGACTGATAGCCCAGCGCGCATCGCGCCAGAGTTCATCAATCGTGCCGTCGAGCGCTTCGGCCTTGCGGTCGCCTTTGGCGCTGGCGTCATAGCCCCGGTAGCGTTCGTACAGCGTCGCTGTGGTGATAGAGCTGACCGCACGCAGGTAGTGATGATGCTTTTCGCTCTGGCCGTCGAGCTGCTCGGCCGGAACGTCGGCAAGCCGGGTACACCCTGCCGCCCATTGCGTTTTTCGGTACTCGAATAGCTCGGCGTTGACCTCGGCAATCGCGGTTAACGCGGCATGGCGCAGCCGCTCCGGCGTAACGGTGTTCTCAAGGCGCATCAGCGTGCGCAGGGTTCCCGGCTCCACGTCCGGCCAGAAGAAGGTATTTTTGATTACCGCATCCTGTTGCGCAGGCACCGGAATAACCACCGCATCCGGGCGTGGCTCCGCTTTCGCGGGGAAAATCATTGTCGTCATGACAACCTCTGAATAGGTGGGCGGTGGACACAGGCTCAGAAAACAGTGAACTGTTCCGGCCTGTGTGCCGCCCGGCGCGGGGCGCGTTGGGTTAACGGCTGGCCGCTGCTTTGCGCAGCGCGGTTTCCAGCCGCTCTATGTCTTTTTTCACACCGCTTCGGCTATCAAGCTGAAAGGCGCGTTTCAGGTGAAACATGGCTTGCTCCGGCTTGCCGCTGCGCAAGATCAGGCCGATGATTTTGTGCAGTTTGGCGCGCACCTGGTCGGGCATGTCCTCTGCATCGGTCAGGGTCAGCGTATCGATCAGCAGGTTAATGTTGACCGCCTGCCCTGCGGTATGGGCGCGAGTCGCGGCGTCGGCGACCTCTTCGGCTAACAGGTACGGCGTCGGGCGGGTGTAGCCCTCTGGCATTACTAGCTTATGCGCAATGGCATAACGGGCAATCTCCAGCGCGCCGGGAACGTCCCCAACGTCGAGCTTCCACACCATGACCGTCATCAAGACCGCATCCTGTGCGCCGCGACCGTTTGCCAGCACTCCCGCCACCCAGGGTGCATAGCTGGGTAACAGCCCGCTTTTCATCTCTGCTTTACGCTCGATGGAGCGCACCTGTTTTAACGTGCGTTTGTCAGCCGCAAGCCGGAACAGCATTTGCTCGTATCCGGTGGCCTGTCGCAGCGGGTCATTTTCCCGCTGCGACGCCTCAGCAGCCGACACCCGCATCATGTGACGCTGGGCGGGGCTTAACATGGCTTAGGCTCCGGTGTTATCGGTTGGGGTGTCAGTCGGGTTTTCAGTACCTGACGCGGCAGGCTCTGCGGCTTTTTCCGCTTCCGGCGGCTTCGGGAACTTACCGAGCTGGATGTTTTCGATCACGCAGCCACAGCCGTAATCTTCCACGACGTAATCCTGCTTAATGGATTCGTAGTTTTCGATACGGTCACGTTTGGCGACTTCTTCAATATGGCGACGGTGACTGTCGTCCATGTAGTAGATAGACAGGTTATCCAGACGGGTGATCATCAGGGCATTGGCCGGGAAGTATGGCACGCGCACGGCAGGTAAATTGCCGATACGCTTCTGGCTGATAATCACATCAGCGGCCAGTATTTCGCTGTTTTCCTGCTGCTTGTTAACCAGCGGGAAATATTTGTCAGACAGCAACTGACGACCACAAATCACCACCAAATCCGGGTCTTCCTGATGCCATTCGTCGATCATGGTGTTGGTTGCGTCCATCACCAGGGCGTCGAGGCTGACATAATCGCCGTTCTCACCGACGCGGATTTTCTCGGAAATCACTGCGCCGTCTTCGCCCACGACTTTACTCATCACACGTTTGGCGGATTCGGTGCGGTATTTTTGCAGCCAGCCCACTGCCACATCCTGCAATAGCGGATTTTTGGCGCGGTCAGAGGTCGCCGCACGTTTCACGCCGTGCCATCCGGCCATGATGTAATCCAGCGACTGACGTTTGGCGATAGCGTTACGTAAGCGCAACTGGAAATCCTGAAAACGCGCCCACAGGTCAAGGGTGTTGTAGCGGATATGGAAATCAAAGTTCATCTGTTCGCACTTGTACTGGCGTGCTTCCAGACTCATTAAATCGGCGGTTTCACGCTCGTCACCGTTTGAGGTGTCCGTGGTGCTGGCAACTGACCCGGACACGCCGAGGCCGATTTTTTCCCCGGTCAGCTCCGCAACCGGCACGATGTTGATACGGGTCAGGAAATCACTGGATTCCTGTACCACTTCCATCAGCGACTGCGTGACGGATGGCTCAACGCTGAACTTTTTGCTCAGCGTTTCTACCTCAACGCCATTGAGCGCGGCAAGCTGGGTCAGGTAGGCGTTGTACTTAAAACGGGTTTCTTTACGCATGGTTTTTCCTGTTCTTTCTGAAAAAGGGTATCGAGGGCTGAGCCCGGTTAGCAGTTGGTCAGCAGTGTGGCTTCACCTTCGCCACCTGTTGCCGGGGGGCGGCGCTTTTGCGACAAGCTCTCTGTGCCGTCCAGCGTGGCTTTGAGGTCGCTTAACTGCTGCTCACTGGCGCTCAGCTTCTGCGTTAGCGTGGCAATGTCCTGCTGCTGGCGCTGCTCAAGCTGGGTAAAGCGCTGCTCCACGCTGTCGGCGTTGGTTTGTACCTGTCCGGCGACTTCGGCCACAGCCTCATGCACATCATTAAAACGAGCGTCATCACTGGACTGCTTACGGCCAAACAGGGCTTTCACGCGGGTTAACAGCGTCGGCTCCACGTCCGGCAGGTCTTCAAACTCCAGCGTCACTTCAGTGGCGACAGAAAAGAGGTTTTCCGGGGAAGATTTACGGGTTGCCAGTGGGTTGAGTTTTGCCTTTGCACTGAATTCCAGCATTTCTGTGCCGAGGCTTGCCGGGTCATCGGTGACCGCCAGACCGACCAGATAGGCTTTGCCTGTGTTGGCAAAGTTGGGCTGGATTTCCATGGAGGTGTAGACCTTTTGCGAGGCCTTATTCAGGGCGATCAGCTCGTCAGTCGGAGTAATTTTGGCAAACAGCGCCAGCTTGCCCTTTAGGGCTGAATCATCATCAATCGCCTCTGATTTCAGCTCGACCACATCGCCATAACGACGAAACGGGCTGTCAGGCAGTAAGCCTTTCAGGTGCTCAAGGTTGATGCGGCAACCATAAACACGCGGATCGAACGTCTCCGCCATGTTTTGAATATCGTTCGCGTCAATCACGCGACCATCGCAGGTGTCACCCTCGACACCAACGCGGAACCACTTAGAAACTTTCTTTGCCATTTTCTCATCCGTTGTTTGCGGGAAGTCGGGGCGAGTATCCGGCGTGACACTATGGCGCGCCATCAATCACGGTTCGCTAACCGCTGGCACAACAGGCACTTAAGGCGGCGAGGGGCGGCGCTGACGTAGCCTTGCCGTCATGAATACAGCCATCGATACCACCATCATCAGCGACCCACGGCGACAGGCGGCTTTGCTTTACTGGCAGGGCTTTTCGGTGCGTCAGATTGGGGAAATGCTGAACCAGAAAACGCCGACCGTTCAGAGCTGGAAGCAGCGCGACGGCTGGGACGCTATCGCCCCGGTATCGCGTGTTGAAGCCAGTCTGGAAGCACGGCTGATTCAGCTCATCATGAAGACGAAAAAGGAGGGGCATGACTACAAAGAAATCGACCTGTTAGGCCGTCAGATTGAGCGGCTGGCGCGGGTGAACCGCTACAGCCAGACGGGCAACGAGGCCGATCTCAATCCCAACGTGCGCAACCGCAACAAGGGTGAACGTAAGGCACCAGAAAAAAATATGTTCAGCGAGTCGGCCATCGAGAAGCTGAACGACATTTTCCTGAGTGAGATTTTCGAGTACCAGCGCGGCTGGCATCAGGCCGGGCTACAGCACCGTATCCGCAATATCCTGAAATCGCGCCAGATTGGGGCGACGTTCTATTTTGCGCGTGAAGCCCTTATCGATGCGCTGACTACCGGGCGTAATCAGATTTTCCTGTCAGCGAGTAAGGCACAGGCTCACGTCTTTAAAAACTACATCATCGATTTTGCCCGGCTGGTCGATGTTGACCTGAAAGGCGATCCGATGGTGCTGCCGAACGGGGCGCGCCTGTTCTTCCTCGGTACAAACATTCGCACCGCGCAGAGCTACACCGGAAATCTGTATCTGGATGAATATTTTTGGATACCCAAGTTTCAGGAACTGCGCAAAGTCGCCAGCGGCATGTCATTGCACAAAAAATGGCGCTCCACGTATTTCTCCACGCCGTCGAGTCTGGCGCACAGTGCCTACCCGTTCTGGTCGGGTGAGCTGTTCAACAAGGGGCGCAGTAACAAAGCCGATCACCTCCATCTGGATTTAAGCCACGCGAATTTGTCCGGCGGCGTGCTGTGCGGTGACGGCCAGTGGCGACAGATTGTGACGGTAGAAGATGCGCTGTCCGGCGGCTGTAACCTGTTTGACCTTGACCAGCTCATGCTGGAATACAGCCCGGCAGAGTATCAAAACCTGCTGATGTGTGAGTTTGTCGATGATAAGGCTTCCGTGTTTCCGTTTGAGGAATTACAGCGTTGCATGGTCGATGCGCTGGAAGAGTGGGAGGATTTTAACCCCTACGCGCTGCGCCCGTTTGCCTATAAACCTGTCTGGATTGGTTACGACCCGTCACACACGGGCGACAGCGCGGGCTGTGTGGTACTGGCACCGCCGCAGGCTCCGGGCGGTAAGTTCCGCATCCTTGAGCGCTTTCAGTGGAAAGGCATGGATTTTGCCGCACAGGCCGACGCTATCAAGCTGCTGACGGAAAAATACATTGTCGAATACATCGGCATTGATGCAACTGGCATCGGTCAGGGCGTTTACCAGCTTGTGCGCGGCTTCTTCCCGGCCGCACGCGAAATCAAATACTCACCCGAAATCAAAACCGCAATGGTGCTGAAAGCCAAAGACACCATCACCAGCGGGCGGCTGGAGTACGACACCAGCCACACCGACATCACTCAATCGTTTATGGCCATACGCAAAACCATGACGGCCAGCGGTAACCGCACCACCTATGAAGCCAGCCGCAGCGAAGAAATCAGCCACGCTGACGTGGCATGGGCAACCATGCATGCGCTGTTAAACGAACCCCTGACCGCGATTAACGGTCATGTCCCTGTCAGCATTTTGGATTTTAACGAATGAAAAAGCGTAAATATCGCAAGTCACAAACGGCAGCCGTCAGCCAGGCACCGTCGATAGAAGCATTCACTTTCGGTGAACCGTCCGCCGTTCTGGATCGCCGTGACATTCTGGACTATGCCGAGTGTATCCATAATGGCCGATGGATTGAGCCACCGATCAGCTTTAGCGGTCTGGCTAAAAGCCTACGCGCTGCCGTGCATCACAGCTCACCGATTTACGTGAAACGTAACATTCTGGTAAGCACGTTTATCCCGCACCCGCTATTAAGTCAGCAGGATTTTAGCCGCTTTGTACTGGATTATCTGGTGTTTGGGAATGCGTTTCTGGAAAAGCGCCTGAACCGCACAGGCGGCATCCTGCGCTTAGATTCCAGCCCAGCCAAATACACCCGGCGCGGAGTAGAAGAGAATGTGTACTGGTTCGTGCAGTCATTCAAAGAGCCGCACCGCTTTGAACCGGGGAGCGTGTTTCACCTGCTGGAGCCGGATATCAATCAGGAAATGTACGGCCTGCCGGAATATATCAGCTCGTTGAACTCGGCATGGCTGAATGAATCCGCGACGTTGTTCCGGCGCAAGTATTACCAGAACGGCGCACACGCGGGTTACATCATGTATGTGACCGATGCGGCACAAAGCGGCACCGACGTAGACAAGTTACGCGCCGCGATGAGTAATACAAAGGGGCTGGGGAATTTTAAGAACCTGTTTTTCTACGCCCCCAACGGCAAGCCGGACGGCATCAAGATTGTGCCGCTCAGCGAGGTGGCAACTAAAGATGACTTCTTTAACATTAAGAACGCCAGCCGTGACGACTTGCTCAGCGCACACCGCGTACCACCTCAGATGATGGGGATTATCCCAAATAATACGGGGGGATTTGGGGATGTTGAAAAGGCAAGTCAAGTGTTTGTCAGGAACGAGCTGACGCCGCTACAGGAACGGATGAAAGAGATTAATGATGTGGTGGGGATGGAAGTGATTGCGTTTAAGCCCTACAAACTAACAGAAGATTAACCCAACAACCCAGCCGCCTAACCAGCGGCTTTTTTATATCCCTTTCATGACTCACCAATCGCGTTCTACGCGCTCCAGTGAAAAACCAAACTCACGCACGGCATCAAATCGGAACACCTCACAGCGGGGCGCTGCGGCGCGGGATGAATCACACCTCTACACCCCACCGCGCGCACCTCTCCCCGCCTGCCCGCTGGCCGCTTTTCATGCCGACTTTCATGCATGAGTGATCCAGCGCGATCCGTACCAGCTCTGGCGGTGCGCGGAAAGAACGTGCAAGCCTGACGCATGCAAAACCATGCACCTGTTGCATGCATAACTAAAAAAGGAAAATTTGAGGGGATATAGAATTAAAAAACCGGCACCATGAGTGCCGGAAAATTAATTTATCATACTGATTCAATTAAATCTAATAACCCACATGCTTTCTATAATTATCTAAAGATGGCTACTGTTAGATCTTATTTCCGCTTTTTACACTAAGATTTAAATTGCTCATTCAACGCTTGATACATATCCTTAACTTGCGCTTTGGTAGGTATATCCTGTTCAACGATAGCTCGATACATCTCTTTTGTTTCATCATCTAACCTTGTAACATCTATCTTTTTTTTCTTGAAGCGCGACAGTTTCCATATAACAAGAGCTTTAATAATAAAACCATATACAGCCGATATAATCAGCGGCATCGTAAGTGAAATGAACACTACTACCTGATAGTATATTGCAGAAGAAAGTAGTGACTCCAGTGCCACTTTATGCTTAACGCCAATAAGATAAGAAATCACAATATTAAAAAATAGCGTCAACAAAAAGACTGTTAGAGCATGTTTTTTCATTATTTAACCCCTCTGCACTCTTTCAAAAACAGCTCTACATTTTCATTATATTTTTCTATCACCTTCTTTAAGTCATTCACAGCTACAACCCCGATAAGCACCATCCGCATCACACCGCCAGCCAGTAGCGAACTGCCATTTTCCCTAAGGTAAACAGAGTGTCTAACGGGTATCTCAATCATATCTGCATCTTCCCTGAAAACGTACACAGCACCAAGATTTGATTTCATGTTTGCATAATTAACGATCTTATATTTATCGATGGTGCTAATGTTTTCGATTTTACCAAGCGTTATAGCAAATGTAATGGTAAAGTCTGCTGACACTGCTTTAAAAATGACATCATCATCGTTATTGTTATCAATTTTTTCAATCAGTTCATTATTAAAGGTCATGTAAAAAACAGAGCCTTTCCAACTAGCCAAAATTGCGCCATCAGTTTTTTCATGGTTTTTGATTATTTTAAAATCTTCTACTGTAGCCATTGCTGATAGAATTTCGTCTCTTGTAACAATCATAATCACCTCTAACTTATTTTTATCTTGCGCCCCACGACTTTATAAGAGGACGTTTATAGCATGTCATATTACAATATAGCAGAAAGGATAAATATTCTACTAAAACTCAGCATGCCGAGTTGTTCAACTTCACCAGTACTGAAAGTAAGTTTCAGCACCGGTGGTGTTTGTCACAAAATTGGTTAGTTATCGAGTATAGAATCGACTTCACCTGTTCGTACGTTTACGCGCGTTGACGGGAAAACAGACTGTATTCGCCGACGTAGTGAAATCAGTTGCAGACAATTTTTGATTTTTATGCACATGTCTAAAAGACGGCATTCTCTAATCTTTTCTTCAGGTACTCGACCAGTTCCGACTTGTCACTAATCTCTCGATACTCTCTGGTTTCTATCGTGCCGTTCGCCAAATCAGCAATGATTGACATAGCGGTCTTTAATTCTTCTACATCGCACTGAGCCACTAACGATATGTCAGCGATTAACTGAACCCGCGACAAAACGGCTTGTATGTGTTCCGTGTTTTCCAAGGGGTGCCATTTCCTTATTTTATGCTGTATGCATATACAGTATTTTACATATTGAAATTTTCGTCAATCACTTAGTGTGCTACAGGTGACTGATTGGTTATGTGTCCCGCGCCATGCAAAACGGCGTGACATGTCACTAGAACATTTCACGCCGAGGCACTCACAGAATTAACTTTAAATCATGCCAACCTTGCGTATTCCAGCACTCAGATGCACCAGACAGGCAGCACTCGGAAACGGGCAACTTCTCCCAGCATTTCTGACATTTACGTGTATTCAACGCGGCTATTTTTTGCTGTAGGGCAGCAGCATCCTGACGAATTAACGTGGTCAGGTACTCGTCGATATCATAGGGATCGCGCCCCGGACGACGCAGTGCGCAGTTGCGTTTCAGCATTTCCAGCTCTTGCGCATCAACATGAATCTCGACTTTCACCACGCCAGCATCACGCTGGCGTGCGCGCTGGGCGGCTTTACGTTCGGTGGGGGATTTAGGCATTATTCCCTCTCGTTTTTAAGCAACGCTGAATCTATTCGCCTCTGGCTATCTCTGACCGCCTCAGAACAACTAACCAGCTCATCTGGTGTAATATTTTCTTTAACCATGATGTTCTGTAAGCGTTGAATTACCCCAGCTAATTTCATGTGGCGCAACGTAAATTTAGGAACTTCTCGCGTTAACTGATGCATTATTCTGCCCCTATGCCTGCGGCGTTTATTTCTCGTATACAATCTTTCCGCATAGAACGCGCCCCGGCTGCAAACCCCTGATACCACTCGGTATTACTACCGAGAATAGGCAATGATGGCAAATTGACTGACCGCGCCTCTAATTTTATAACTTGTTGTTTAAGCTCAATAATAGCATTAAGAATTGATTCATTATCTTTGCCGCATCCTAATTCATCAGCCACTTCCTGCATCACTTTTGATGATGTATTACGCAGAAATTCTAGCTTTCTAACATGTGATCCAATCAACTGATTGATACTGGTCATTCAAAAACCTCCATCTGATTACTAAACCCCGGCCACTCACCAGCCGCCGGGTATGAAATAAGTTCGCCGTCAACCTTCATCTTTGCCCCGCGCGCCAGTGCTTCCAGCTCCCAGCGTTGAACACTGATACCGCGCTGCATCAAATCACGCTGGATACGGGGCATCCGTTCCCGTTCTTCGCCCGTTAATCTGGCTGACGGTGACGGATCGCGGAGGGTATTGGGGTTAAAGTCGCGCTGTTTATGATTCTTCCTTACGGATTGCTCACGCAGACGCATTCCTAGCGCCCTCACAGCCGCGTCGTCATTCCAGTCAATCGGTGGGTTATCGTTTTCTGATGTCGTCGCTATACCGCTGTTTTCGGCCTGCGTTTTGACATTTGCGCCTGACAGTTGAGAACCCAACCCACAGTTATTGACAGGACTCCGAGGCGCGCCGGGGGCGCTTTTTAAAGTCAAAGGCTCAAGGTCAACGGCTTTAGAAACGATGCGCCATTCGGTTGTCCGAGTTTCAAAAACATGACCTTCGCCTAAGTGCGGGGCGAAAATCCCGATAACCTTTTGCACTTCTTCGTCATACTCGTTGAGCTTGTCTGACACCCGGCGCGCAACACGCACCGTTTGCAATTCGCGGGAAACATTCGCGCCACCCTGTGCGGCCATGTATGCGGCAAAGTCGCCAGCATCGGCGGCACAACGAACGGCTTCGACTTGCTCATCGAACTGGTCAGTGAGATTGACGGTACGCAATGGGCTACTGCGGCATTCACGGTAAGCGCCCATCGTGGGGATACCGATAGGCTTAAATTGGGGGATACGCCACGTTGACGCCCACGCGGTGACAGCAGCGGCCATATCACGCAGCGGCTTTCCGGTTTCGTCGTCCAGTTGGCCGTCGAGCGCGTACCCATCAATATTTTTTGCGATGTACTTAGCGATATAGCCAGCCGCGCCGCCTTTATTGAGGTGTTTACATTCAAAGCGGTACTTAGCCGCGCCGCGTTCGGCGCCGTCTTCTTTCAGGGCGTAGCGGCGCATAATATCGATGGCTGATTGGCGATGTGCGCGCTTGCAAAACAGCATCATGTGCCAGTGTGGCGTCCCGTCGTGATGCGGTTCGACAACGCGCATCCCGTAAACTTTCAGGCCTGCGTCTTTAAATGCCGTGCGCATTTTGCTCCAAATTTTGACCAGATATCGCTGGCCGTCTTTCGGCGTAAACGCTTCGTTGTCCCAGCTCCGGTTAAACTGGACTGTCTCGTTTTCGCCCTTGCCGATCACGCGGGTCGGGTGATATTTCGACGGGGTCGTGATGGTGATAAACATCCCAACGTCTCGCTGTTCGCTGGCGTAACGCTCCACTCCCGCGATGGTACTCATTAGCTCCATACGGCGGATTTCTGGGTTGGAAATACTCGCCATTACCTTGTCGATCAGGTCGATACGTTCACCAGTTGCGACGTTCTCTAGCTCACAACTTTTCAGGTAATCCATGTTGGCAAGGCGACGCGCCTGTACATCGCGGATCGCCATCTTGCTGGCATAGGGGGACGCCTTTTTACTGACCTGCCCGACGGCAATCATCAGCGCCTCACGCCAGCGCGTGCGCTGGGCTTTAAGCTGGCGAACCCACCATTCTTCATTAAACAGTCGGCGTAGGCTGGCTATTGCCTTGCGTATATTCAGCTTACCTTTGAGGTATTTCTTCCAGAAAAGCGGGGTGATATTGAACGCTCGCGCCATTCTGGCAGCATGTCCGAAAAGATCGGCCTGTGCCGCGTCGGTAAAGAGTGCATCAGGCTGGCCGCCGAGTTCCGCTTTCTTGGCATCGCTCAATTCTTCATACGTCGAAAATATCTGGCCGGAAATGCGCGCCGCCAGACGCCCCAGCGCCTTGTCATTCATGCCGGGCAACGTTTGATAGGCGTCAGATTCAGACAGGAAACGCTCGGAAGCGTTGCGATTCATGGCATGGCGGGTATTGATTGCTTCGATACGCGGCCACATGCGCTGCATAAAGCTGTTAGTCAGAAAACGATTAGCGCTCAGCATCCCTTTATTTTTTTTCAGGTAAGCGTAACGATTCAGGCAGATTTCCCGCAGGAAGTGCGGTTGCTGGTTAATTTTCGCTAAAACGGCTTGCCCCTGAGTCCATTCCTCACGGGTAAGCTGTCTTTCTTCCGGTACGATGGCCGAGCGGGGGGCGTTCCACGAATGCGCACCCACGAACGCATCGCGGGTGCTGCCGGGGAAAGGTGGCGGAGGTGTGGGAGCGGAGCGCCCCCGGTGGGTAACGGTCATTGATGATCGCGCATCACTGATTCAACACGCGCCATTAATGCGGCCTGCATTTCTTCGGGCGTCTCTGGTGCGCCGGGCTGGCGGATACCTGCAAAAAAATCACTAATTTCACTTAGAACCAGTTGAGTCAAATCAGCTTTGTCTCGCTCTTGCTCGGCAATCTCTTGTGCTAATTCGCGTGCTCTGATTACTAATCCCAGCGCCTCAAGGGATGGCGACGGCAGAGACGGTGGACAATTGGGACGAACAAGCCCTGCGGGCATAATGCGAGGACTCATAACCCACCCCGATAATGCTTACGTTTCTTTTCGAGAATATCCTGACAGGACGCGCAACGAGTCACGCCTTCGATTGCAGCCCGGCGCGCTTCGGGAATGGGGCTATCACACTCTTCACAGATACACGCAGATACAACGGGTAATCTGTTCCGGGCGCTGGCGATCTGATGGTCTAACATTTCCTGTTGGCGCTGCTGCACCATGTCCATAGCATCCGGCATTATTCTTGCTCCTTATCGTTGTTGAGCTGGTCAAAGGCTGATTGGCACATCGCCGCAAAGCGTTTGCTTTCGGTCAGCAGCTTCTTTGAGTCGGTGACATTCCCGCGCCAAATTTCGGTGGCGATAGCACGATGCACAAAATCGTTAATGAGGCTGACGGGATTCTGATAAACAGCCAGCGTGGATAAATACGGCTGGTCGCCGTCTTCTTTACCGCATTTAATTTCGCCCAGCGCAAAGTCATAGCCGACTTTCGCTATTGCATAATTTCCGTTGATATCGACACGGTTATAAGCAGGGTTTTCCATTACATCACCGCCTTGATATCTGACCCGGAATTATTAAAGGCGTCGGATTCCTGTCGTAATAATTCGATGATTTCCACGCTGCTTAATTCATGGATAGCAGCATGAGTCGCCAGCTTATCCAGACGAGAAGAAAACGACGTGTGCGCATCGGCTTTCGCCTCGTTTCGTGCCTGAGGAAGCATTAACTGAACGCCTTCGCTTTCAGCCTTGCGGCGTATTTCCTGACCTACTGTTTTATACATGTGCATATAATCCTCAGATAAAGGGATTCCCGACGCGGTTAAGCGCCTAATTAATTTCAGGTGGTTATTTAATTCAGATATTCTTCGGGTTTAATTGCTGTCAGAATGTCGGGGGCTGCATCAAACAAACTTATAATCTCATTTAATGCACGTAATATTGGTTTACGCCATTCGCATGATTCATCATCAACCCGCCAATATGGTTGGTTAAATTCTGCATCAGTTAACCGAGCATGCATAAATAGGGTTTTTCTCTCGCTGACATTTAACCAACTCAGAAACGTTGAGATATTCACGCCCCGATTACGCCCTTTTGAAAAAGCCCGGCGCAGCTCGTCAATCGCACAGACAATACGCTCACGCTCTGCGGTTGGCATTTCTTCCAGACGGTAAACGGTCTGGCTCTTTTTCATCTGCGCATGAAAGCAGATGGTCAAACGGTCGCGCTCATGCAGGCTGTTGTAATACGCGCAGGTTTCACGCCAGCGACTATCGGCAAAGTGTTTGCCGATCACGTTGCGTAGCCCGGCGGGTAAGTTCTGCATACTACTGACAGTAAAGGCTGTCATGCTTTCCCCCGTAGTCCTGACTTGATAGAACGGATAACCCGCTGGGCATAATTTGCCGAGCGGGTACGGATGATGATCCCCTGACGACCTTTGCCTTTGGTGATCGTAAAATCTGGTTTTGTCTCCGTCTGGTGCCACCAGAGGAACGGCGCTATTGATATTGGTGCTTGCATGGTTTCCTCCTTTCTATTGGTAACCGCCCACGGATAGACGGTTGCAAATAGATGCCGGGTTTTAGCCATGCCCGGCGCATGGTGCTGTGGTAGGATTGGATCGCCAAAAACAACCAACCACGGAGAACTACTTGGTGAATACTATGGATGATGTATTTTCTCACTTAGAACAGGCACTAAATGCGATGAACGCGATTGATAAGCCTGTTGCTCTTACTCCATCTGATGCAGCAAATCTAAAAGGGCTTTACACTCTTGTTGGCCGCAAGTTAGATGAAAAATTCTCCCTCAACATACCGTATCCTTCGTTTATTGATATCAACGAATAAATGGTGAATTTAAGGCCGAGATATGCGGCCTTATTACTTGATTTCCGTTATTATCAAAATTGCGGAAAAAATCTGCTCCAATTCTTCTTTCCTCAGACCTTTAATATCTAGCCTTTTACCTTCATTGGTTATTGCTTCACAAATAGCAGCCATTATTTTTACTCTTTGTCCAGCAGTCGTTAATTGTTGCTGCAATGCAGAATCGAGCAAGATTTCATTCTTTACTTCTTCATTTTTATTCAATTCTTTACTCATCCGATATTTAAGCATTAGTTAAAGAGCTAAATGACGTCCGCCCTTTTGCAACGATTTCCCTGACGTTTTTAGCTCGGAATGTTCTGCCGCTCTTTGTTGTCAGGAAATGACTTCCGGCATCTGCAATAGATGGATAAAAGAACGCGACATCATCCCCGTCTATGCAAACTTCCTTTCCCACACTCTCAAAAATGAAGCGTGTGCCTGAGTACATAGCTGTCACCCAATATTCAACGACGCACTAATACCGCTCAGTGCATCTACTGTTGACGCTAACGCGGGGTTAGCCTGAATACGCGTCTGCAACGTTAAGCCGACCAGCGACAAATAACGCACACCCGCGTTGATACTCTCGATCACGTTATGACGACGCGCTGGCGTCATACGCTCATCCGATACGCTTTCAGCAGCAACCGCGCCCACTGCGGCAGTGGCCTGCAATACATACATGGTTAGCCGTTCCGCTTTTGCCTCATTCACTGGCACGGCTGGCAGGCAATTAAGCCGCGCCAAAAGCCCATCGATCAACGTGGCGTCTTCGGTTACATCGGTGATGGTCATCAGCTCGTCACAGGTCAATTTGTGCGGCTGGTCTGGATTCAGTTTGTTACGCAGGGTCTGATGATTCATGCCCACCTGTCCGGCCAGCTTCGCCAGATTGTGCTTTAACGCGAACGCCTGACAGGCGCGGTCAAAGTGTGGGTGTATGGAAATTTGATAATCAAACATGCCGAAATTCCCTTTAGTTTGAATAATCGAATTGTTAATTACGCTTTTGAATGGATGTATCGGCAATTGATAGCCTGCTGGCGCAAGCGCTCACGCCATGCGACTACGTTGATTAAAACGCGTGCTTTATCTTCGCTGACTTTACCCGCAGGGGCGCGGATGAGAGTCCCGTCAGAAAGCCAGTTACGAACAAGGCTTTCACTTATACCGCTGGTTTTAGCGAATTCTTTAACGGTCATAACGTCCGCCATTGCTGCACGTAGCATTGGCTCTAATGTGATGGTCAATACGGTGGCTAACTGTTGGAATTGCTCAGGATTAAGCGTTGAAACAACACTTTCCTGAGATAGTTCGGTTGATTTTGCGGTTTGCATATCGCATCATCCTGCGTTGGTTGATAGTAATGTTTGGTTATGTTCACATCTTGGCAGATGGGAGCACTTTAGATCGCTTTTATTTAACTGTAAATAAAAAATAGCGTCCATTGTGGTGATTTATGCGTCTTGAAAATGCAGTGGTTAGCGATGTACTGGAAAGAATCCTTTCTTCTTATGGGTTTACCATGCAAAAGGAGTTAGGCGAAAAACTTGGTATTGCTAAGAGTAATGTCGCTAGTTGGCTACAACGTGGGCAGGTTCCCGGAAATGTAATCGTGCAATGTGCCCTTGATACGGGTGCTGATGTCAATTGGTTAGTCACTGGTGAATTTGAAAATTCGCATTTGCAAACTGACGCGGAGGCTTTAAAAGGCAAGCCGCTTTACGATCAGATACTCGCATCAGGTGGGAAAGCAGTGCTGCGCCGGATGATGGATGCCTACGGGTTCAGAACACAAAAAGAGTTAGGCGACCTGCTGGGGATTTCTACCGCGACGATCAGCACATGGATTCGTCGTAACTTTTTTCCCGGTGATGTAGTGATTGCCTGTGCGCTGGATACTGGCGTTTCTCTTGAGTGGCTGGCTACGGGGAAGGGTAAAGCGACGACAGTGCAAGGAGTAGATAACCATGCACCAGAAACCATCACCATTGATAAAAAGCGTCTGCTGGCTGGCAAGTTAGAAGAAGATGGATTTTGTGCTATTGATGCATCATTTTTACCTGAGGGCATTACTCAAGAAAAATTATGCTACATACGCTCAGGTAAAGACGCTTGGCTGGTAGAAATGGGAGAGGGGGAAATATCTAACGGCACATGGCTTTTAGATATTGATAGAACCTTAGATGTATATTCTGTATCGCGGCGTCCGGGAAATAAACTAATCGTCAGTGGTCGTGATGGTGAGTTCGATTGCACGGTCGATGAAGTGGTTGTAAAAGGTATCGTTACTATTATTTTTAAAACAGCAATATAAGGATTTTATTGTCATGGATATGAGCTTTTTTTATATAAATCCCAAGAGAGTTATTAGCAATATTTTATTGCTTTTAACTCTTGTTGTTCTATCGCCATATTCAATTGCTGACGATAAGAAACTAGATGCTAATGATATTCATCACCCGACAACTTCATTTGGTAAACAGTCTGATGTAGATGTATCAAATTATTTTGATGATGAAAAAAATCTAGATAAATTAGCTAAAAAGATATTATCAAATAAAGAAAAGCGAGATGCGCTGGAAATATTAGAAAAGGTAGATTCTTTTTATTCAAAATCTTTTAGTTATTTACTATTGCTAATAATTGCTATGATAGGTATTGTTGGGGTGATTATCCCTCTTGTAATCGCTAGTTATCAAGCTAGATTACTTAAAAAACAAACCATCAATTTACAGGAAAGTATAAATGTTGGAATAGCTAGTAAATTGTCGGAGTTAAAGCGGGAAATCCAGATTGATAATGAAAATGAGATGTTAAAATTGGACAGGGATGTAAAGAAAAAAATAGAGGAAATGGAAAAAGAAAATAGAATTAAGATGAGAAAGGTCAGAGCTGAAAGTCTTGCGAAGGTTTATCATCTTGGCGCAATCACTTCTATTTCTAAGAAAATGTATGATGAAGCTGCTTTATTATATTTTAGAGCTGGGTTTAATTATATAAAATATAACAACCACTATAGTTTAAGATTGATTATTAATTATCTTGTAACTTTCGTTATTGGAAAAATCCCTCCTGATTGCGAAGGGGCAGAGCTTGATAAATATTATCGTAAATTCATAAAGGAATTGTCTTTATTTAATAAGGAATCAATGTACGATGATTGCATTTATGATTTGAAATCCTCTTGGAACGCATTTAAAAAAAGAGTGGAGTCTGGAAGTAATTAAAATGAATTATGATGGCTCTTGTTTTGTTATTAACAAAAACCCTTTCCCTTTCTTTAGGTTTTCTTTACTTGTAGCTAAGCAAGATTTTTCTATGTATCGATGAGCCTCACCAAACAGCAAAATGTCAAAGGCTGTGCTAATAAGTATTTTTGTCAATATTAGGCGTCTGTAAATTGTATGAGCATAAAGGAGTATATCCATGTAGCACCAAAGAATCCGTTTGAGGGTTGATGATGATTTTCGGGGATTATGTATTAAGCACGATATTGAGTTAAGCAAAATAGAGTGTTTCAGCGCCAGCACAACAGTAGAATACGTTATCGATTTTGTATACAAGACAACAGATGCCAGCGTTTATCTTGCTCTATTGGCCTATGTCATCGTCGAGTGGCTGAAAAATAGGAAAGGTCGAAAAATCCATATTGCAATAGAAAACGAAAAGATAAAAGAAATCACGGCTGAGAATGTGAGTAAAAAAGAATTAGAGAGCATCCTAACTAAAACTGTAGCTGTGTTTACGAACGAGTCTGATTGAACTATCACTTCACATCTAATGATGGTTTTCTGTACATTGCAGGAACGTTTAAAAAATATGCTTCTCAAATTAACCAGTTAAAAATAAAAAACAGATGTCAGTAAGAAAATTACCTAACGGGAAATGGCTGTGTGAGTGCTATCCAAATGGGCGAGACTCTCGGCGCATAAGAAAGACGTTTAACACAAAAGGTGAAGCTGAATCTTTTGAAACCTACACCATGCGTGAGGTTGAAGACAAACCGTGGCTGGGTGAGAAAGAGGATCGCCGTAACCTGAGTGAACTTATTGAGCTTTGGAATAATTTACATGGGCAGGCACTCAGCGCCAGCAAATCACGGATGGGTAAACTGCGTATCATCTGTAACGGGTTGGGTGACCCGGTGGCTTCTAAGCTGACAGCGAAAGACTGGGCGCATTATCGAGATAAGCGCCTACGTGGAGAAATTGATAACGGCTACCATTCTGACCCCAAAATGTGGATAGCGAAGCCGATCACAGTGAACCGAGAACACCAATACCTTTATGCCATGTTCAATGAACTGAAAAGGCTAGGGGAGTGGACGTTACCTAACCCGTTAGAAGGAATGCGCATCTTTAAAGAAGCTGATCGCGAAATGTCGTGGCTGACGACCTCCCAAATCCAACAATTGCTGGATGCCTGTGAACGCTACGGAAAAATTTACCTTACGCGGATTGTTAAAGTGTGTCTGGCGACAGGGGCAAGATGGAGTGAAGCAGAAGGGCTAACCCGTTCTCAGCTATCCCCTTACAAGTTGACGTTCTTCAAAACCAAAGGCAAGAAAAACCGGACGGTGCCGATCCCGCGTTGGCTTCATGATGAGTTATCAGAATTACAAGGGAAGATGTTCCAGCCGTGCTATCAGGATTTTGTAAAGATGCTGGCCTTAACAAACATCGAGCTTATTGAAGGGCAAAACACCCACGTTTTACGGCACACTTTTGCGTCACATTTTATGATGAACGGCGGGAACATTTTGGTGCTCCAGCGCATTCTGGGGCATGCCAATATTCGCGAAACGATGCGGTATGCACACTTTGCCCCTGACCATCTGGAAGAAGCCGCCCACCTTAACCCCTTAGCTGGTTACAATGGCGGCAAAGTGGCGGCAGAGAATAATAAAGGCTACTAA